ACAGTTTTTTCTAATGATTGTTCATTAGCATTTAAACTATTACTGGTAATAGAAACAACTTCTTTATCTTTCTGACTCAGGTTATTTTTAAGTTCTTCATTCTGAGCAAGAAGAGTTTGAATGGTTTCTTCTCGTTCTTTTCTTTGACGAACTAACTGACGTATTCTTTTCTCAGCACCCTTTGTTTCTATACCCTCTAATTCTTTAGGAGCTTCTTCGGCTTGAGGCTCTTCTTTAGGTTCTTCTACTTGAATCTCTTCTACTTTTGGTTCTTCTTCAAGTTCAAATTCTATTTGCTGTTCTTCTGGTTTTTCAGGAACATCTACTTGTTCCCAACCATCATTATCTTTATCCATTACTTTTCTCCGTTGCTAACGAGACAAACGTATTTTACGTTATACTACTATTATACCATAAAAATGTTAATTTCCCAAATCATGCAGACCCTTTTGTTAGATTAAATGTAGGATCAAGGTCTTTGGGGTCTTCTACTCTCATAATAATTTGATCATCAAAGAGAAGAATAAGTCTAACACCTTTATAAAACATCTTGGTGCCAGTGTGTTTACCATAGCATACATAGTCTCCTGTTTGGCACCAAGGACCATTAGGAAACTTGTCTTTCTCAGCATATGCTAGATCACCTAGAGCAATGACTTGTCCTACAGTTGTAAGATAAGCCATATCTTCTTTAGTTGAGTCTGGAATAAATATTCCACCTTTAGTCTGACTTTTAACAGATACAGGACGAACAAGGACATGATATCCTGGTAGTTCTGGTAGTGGAGAGGGATCAGGAACCTCTTCTATATCTGTAACCCATAAATCATTTTTAATCGCCCCACCCATAGCTACTTGTCGCATTTACTTAGTCATCCTCCATATGTAATCGTTTTTTAACGATATCTCTTAAATTATCCCTAGCCCATTCGATACCGTGAATTGAGCCAACTATTTGCCTGTAATGACAGAAATCTTCTGCAATACCTGCACCAAGAGTACTTCTTAGTCTTTCTATCTCTTGATTAAACTCTGCCCCGATTTCATCCCAGATTTCCATTACTTACTTTTTTTGGAATCCGAAATTTTCCAAGAGCTTTCGTCCCACTTATTAAGTGCGCTACGAATATTACGACCACCCGTAACGTCTTGCTTATAAGGATCACCAAAACTTTTATCAGTATCCTTTACATGAGACGGATAGCCTTTACCCTTCTGCATCATTTCTCATCTCCTTAAATTGACTGTCTGCTAGTTTAATTAAATTCTCAAGTGCAGCTTGATCCATCTCTTTATCATCGTCTTGTTGTTTCTTTAACATATCAACAAGAACTTTAACATATTCTTTTTTATCTTCCAGATCAAGTTTTCCTTTTTCTATTTTTAACTTAGTTTGTAATTCAGCTTCTTTAATTGCTTCTTTAGATAATCTATTTTCTTCGGCTTGGTCTTCTCTAGATTCAGATTGTGCTGTAGCTTTAAGCATGTCTATGATCTGACCAGTCTCTTTCATCTCAAGTTCTTTATTCTTTAATTCAAGCTCTGCTGCATCAGATGCTGTTTGTGATTGTATCTTTGTTTGTTCAAGCTGTACCTTGGCTTGTTCAAGCGCAACAAGCTGTTGTTCTGGTGATTGTGCCTGACCAGCAGCCATATTAGCGTTCATAACCTGCTGTGCTGCTTGTGCCAGTGCCATCTCTGTAGCAGCAGGTGTAACCTGAGAAGGATCAACCTGTTGAAGCATTTGCTGTGCTACACCATTCATCTGCTCTTGATACTTCATTACAGAATGTTCTTGCACATTGGCCTGAAGGATAGGAGCAAGACGTTGCATGATAGGATTACCACCATTAGCAGGGTCTTGCATATAGGCCATCTTTACCTGTATATGAGCATCATGGTTCTGACCAGGGAAGGCAGCAATAGGCATACCTTTCGTTGCTGCCATTATATCAGAAACAGGATCAAGTGGCTGTGCTGTAATCTTTGGTGGAATGATATTATCTACGTTTGGCATATTCGTAGCATTAAGAATTGTACGATTAAGTTCTTCCATATTAAACATACCAGGAGGAGACTGCTGTGCCATCTGTAGAACCATATTTGCAAGCATCATACGGTGTGCGTTGCTAGGTATATTGGGATCAGATACAGGAACAATATCTACACGACCATCAAAGTCAGACTTAAATATACTACGACTTTCAAATGGCACATCATAGGGATATTCACCTGGAAGATAGTCATAGTCAATTCTGGCAAGTATTTTAAATTCATCTCGTTGTGACTTGTGTATTCTTTTATGAATAGCACTAAAGAACTTACTAGATGCTTCTAGCAGGGCCATTGTTGTTCCAACGGGTCCATAGGAGGCAGCATCAGAAATAACTTGTTCTGTGCTATCCGCAAACTTCTGACCAGCAGCAGTTACGAAATTCAACATCTGGAATAGAACAGAGGAAGGCTCTTTATAAGGAAGGGGAATAATAGCCTTTGATAAATCTACACCAGTTGCCTCAACCTCCTTGAACTCGCCAGGGGATATCGGTTCGTTGTCTCCAACCATCCGAAGCCCCTTTGCCTTAAACCCTCCAGGTAGATTTGCAAATTGCCCTGCGTCTATTAATGATCTCATTGCGGCAGTAGCACTCATAGTCAAATTACCCAAGAAGTGAATAAGACCAAGTCCGTAGAATCCAAAACCAGGAACAAACCTATAATGCACAAAGTGGCTTATCTTCTCTTTGTTCTTGTCATCTTGTTTATAGTTTCTACGAATACTCAAAACTTTTCTAGAATCTTTTTCTACCGTAACAATATACGGACAAGATTCCTCTTCTTCAATATCCAAGAAGCAGTGTTGTTCAAGAAGAACGTATTGTGGATCGTTATCATAGTCAGGAGACAATCCAATAATTGTATCCATCTTTTCACTAAAACCTGTTACAGGATTAGCAGATGGCGTAACTAATTCAGTATCTAGATATATACCTGCATTGATATCTTTATTCATTTCAACAGGACTACGATAGATAACATGTGTGTATCGTTCTGCATTGGAAATATCAGAAGCATAATAGGATACATAAAACTGATCAATAGGAATAAACTCTGAACGTGGACGCTTGACCGTAGCATCATAGTACATTTTCTTGAAAGCAGACCCAATCAGTGGTAGATGGAATAGCATCCGCTCAAACTCTTCAAAGTATTCAGGCATCTGCTCTGTAAGCTGATAGTTCATAAAGTTCTGAACCCTGTTGGCCTGTTGTTCTTTTTCTGTGGTTGAGTCACCCAGTATCTGTGCCTTGACAGGACCATTGGATGGAAAGAGTTCATTGGATGCTTTTGATTGGAACTTGACAGCAGACTCAATCAGGAGTGGATGAACTGCTGTACACGCACCTTCAAATGGTTCTGTGCCTTGCTGTAGTTTAAGACCTAGAAGTTCAAAGCCCCTTTCAAACATAGCCTCCCACTCAGAACGGGAATCCTTGTCTGCTTCATAATTACTAATAACAGTTTCAGCAATTTCCTCAAGTTCTTGACTATCCATATCTTCAGCCATGTTACCGTACCATTCAGCAACAGCTTCATCTGCTTCCATCTCTGTAGAGCCAGAGAAGTCTACAATAACACCACCATCATCTGCTATTTCAAACGTAGCAGGTATATCATTATCTTCCATATTAAGAGGTACTACTTCTGCACCCTGTTCTGGAATTACATCATATGGATTTTTTTCTGTTGCCATTATACGAGTGCTTTCATTCCTCTGTATTGTTCAGGTAATGCATACTTATTATAAATATTTTGTAGTGTTTCAGGATCATTCCTATAAACATATTGTAATGTTTTTAAACCACCCTCTGTTAGTCTAGGTAGGAGTGTTTGAGGAAAAGAGGGTTTTTCTTCTTCAACTGCTTCATCTATAGCTTGCGATACTACTGGTCTTGGTTTTCTACGTACTAGAGGAACGTCGCCTCCTCCATCATCAAACCTGTCTGGTTGATTAGCAAATGCAGTAGCAGTAGCAGCAGTAGCAGGATCAACCAATGTAGAGGCAGTATTTAAATCTAGTGTAGATAGATAATCATCTCTTCTTTCATCTGCTAATGCTTGATAATCTGGTGCTGTTCTACCTTCTCTAAAAGCAGGATCATTTTGTATATTATCTTGTAGAACCATATTATATCCATCTCTTATATCACCAAACTTTGGTGTATCAGAAAGTCCAGCCCTTTGTGCAGGATCATCATAATCAGCCACAGTATATGCTGGCACATCTCCACTAGTCATATCAAGAAATTCTTCATCAGTGGGAAGACCAGTTTGAGGTGAAGTACCAAAGTATGCTTCAGGTGTATCAGGAGTCATCATGGCATCTTGATTAAGAATATTATCTATTGTTTGTTCAGCTGATGGCACACCAGACACACTAATATCTTTACCTCCCTTTGATGCTGAAGTAACAGTACCATCTTTATCTACTGTAACCTCATCTGCTTCGTTTTTAGTTCCAACACCAAGAGCAGACCTAATAGACTTACCAAGACTTTCAAGGGGTGGCGAATCAAAAACTTGTTTTCCTAGATAGCCGCCAAGAGAAAGTGGTCCTTCTTTACCCTTTTCCATTGACATTAACTTACCACCAGTAAGAGCATCAAACGCTATTCTTGTAGGAGTCATACTTGATGCATTATACATCATTTTACCCATAGTGCCAACTAGACTTGAAAGACCACCAGCCATTTCTCCAAGTGCTGCTTTAGTAGCATCTTTACCTTTATACGTATAACCACCTATACTATCTTTAGCACGACTAATTGTGGCATCTAAACCTTTATCTTTAAACTCTTTGTTTAACCCTTCTAGATAGTCTGTCTCTATTCTAAAATTATGTTCATCCAAACTTTTAGGTGCATTAATACCTACAAGCTGATTGTATCCAAGATAAGAACCAAAGCGAGAGTCCTTGAGATCATCTGTGTAGTAACTTAAATCCGTTATTTCATCTGTTGTTAATCCTATATTATTTCCTTTTGAATCTTGTGTGTTTCCTCTAATAGAGTTTTCAAGCCTCTGTAGAAACTCTGGATTTTTGATATCATAGTCTCTATTTTTAGCAACCTCTATAGCCTCAGACCATACTGCAAAATCTTTTGCTGCTTGTTCTGATTGTTCCTTTGTAGGACCGCCTGGATCAAACTCTCCCCAACCTTTTTCCCAATCTACTTCTGGAGCAGTTTCTGCTTCCCATACATCAGCAGCTTCTTCTAAATCATAATCAAAATCAAGATCACCGCCACCATCAAAACCCATACCACCACTATAATCTATATCACCTGAACTTTCATCAAAACTCATACCACCTGAATCATCAGCCCAATCAAAAAACTCAGGAAGACCAGTCATGGGATTGATTGTACCAGAGCCACCTTCTTTCATGAGCATCTGTGCTTCTTGGGGATTAATGTGTGCTACCATCGTATCGCCATAGCGACCTTTAGAGGCCAGTCTATCCATAAGATTACCATCTAAATCAGCCGCTAACTTTGCCATATAATCATTTGCCATAGTGATTCCCCAAGTTTAAATCCTGCTTCTATTATACCACAGTTTTGTCATTCTCACAAATCATCTTAGACATTCCAGTAGGTTGCTCTCTTACTACGGGGTGCTTCTTCATAGTCAGGATCATCAGGATGTGTTAGATGCCAGGAGTCTTTCATGTAATGAACAGCCATTGTTAAGGCATCCACTTGGTCATCATGGGCTGCATTGGGGAATCGTATAAGCTCTTCCACCAGATCATCTGCCCACTTCTTGTTCATTGGTATCCATACCCTACCTGCCTCCATCATGGGTGTGGCAGCGTAGACCCTGGATACCTTATCCCTGTCAGGGTTGTATTCCAACACAGGCAAGCCAGACCTACGCATATCCTGTATGAGGGACTGCCCACTGGCTTTCTTTTCTACCATGCACAGATCAGGTTTGTGCTGATTGTATAGCTTCTGTGATATTCGTCTTAGTTCAGGATATTCAAATCTACCCTTGACATTCCCAAGCAATATAAGATTAGATGCATAGTCTTCGTATCCTTCTTCATTCTGATCGTATAGGTGAAATATACCCCATGTTTGTATTACACTATAATCCGCTGTGTTGGAGGTGGAGAAAGCTGTGTCAAATGTTTGTATAACGAAATCACATGTTGGGGGTTCGTCATACTCCCAGTTCTGGAGCCACTTCTTTTTAATGAGGCCACCCTCTTCGGGGGTTGGGTCTTGCATATATAGAGCGTTCCAATATCTGCTTCCATTTGATGCCTTGATCTCATTTTCATCTACCTTCAGAATATGATCTGGTTTCCACTCAGGGAAGTAGCTGGAACCTACAGGCAGGTCCAGTAGTTCTGATGCATCGTCATCAAGCCATGCAGGTATCTTGACTACATCCCACGGTATTGTCTCATAGTCTGGCATGTTCTCCTGTTGCTTCAAGAGCCAGCCACACAGGTCATCATAGTGGTATCTGGTATTGATTATGACAATAGCTCCGTCTGGCATGATACGTGTTCTCAGACCAGCAGGATACCATTCCTTGATAAACCTTCTACCTGCACTGGAGATCGCATCTTCTTCAGACATTGCATCATCCAGTATTGCTACATGTGCGCCTCGTCCTGCTATCTGTGATCTAACACCAGCCGCATAGTATGTTCCTTCATGGTTTGTCTTCCACTTACCTGCTGCACGAAATACCTTTTGAAACATTTCCATATTAACAATATCCCTGACGGACCTACCAAAGTCACTGGCAAGCTGATCACTGTGCGATATAGTTAATAGTTCGTGTCTGGGGTTTCTACCTATGTACCATGCAGGGAATAGTTTGGAACAGACAACAGACTTTGATGAACGTGGTGGTAGGAAGACCATCAGTCTTTTTATCTCACCATTTTCTACCTGTTGTAGTTTCTCTGATATTATTTCTATATGTCTTCCCATCTTAAAGTCAGACACAATAGTAGGGGCGACCAAACGTACAAAGGATAAGAAGTCATCATTACATTGTAGCTCTATCTGTTGAGACAACAAGCCTTCAAGGTTAATGTAAGACTCTATGTAGTTACTCTGTAGATTACTATTTAAGTTTTCCATAGTACTATTATAACACTTATTAGTAAGTTACACAATAGGTATATTATAAAAATATAATAAAAATATATCATAGTAACTAAATAGTAGGGCCGATGTGGTAATTATGTCACACCTATGGTTATTGATGATAGGGTCTGTTATTTTTGTAAATATTTGAGAGTGTTATATATATATAATACACATGGGCAATTTTTTTTGTACGGGGTATATGTGTAAAATCTCTCTATTCTACATAATTCTTGTGGGGAATACCTTACATTCTACATAATTCTAGTGTGATACTATTTATTTCATCCATCTCGCTTGTATAATGCCGATATTGTACACCATGCTAAACCCATGCAATCCCTCCGAAGCGTTGGTTTTTGTGTAGTTTATCCCTATTCTACAAATTAATTATGTAATTCATCTATGATGTTATTTATATGTACATGATGAATTATAATTTTTTTTGTGACGATATTGTAAGATTTTATATTGAGTTGCGTCTTACCTAACATGACCAACTTAAAAGCGACGGCTATACGTATATCTTTTGAAGCATCTGGGGATGTTTTGATCGAAGATCTAGCAAACAAACTTAATGATGAAGAGTTATTGAGACTAGCAGAACTAGTGATTGAACACCCTGAAATCATAGACGATTTTTGGCAGATACATTAACCCCATATCCTAGCTAGACTGTACAAAATAACGGTCTAGCTAGGATTAATTTAAAAAAATGTTTTGTTTATTATCAATAAGTTATAAAAAATTTTCAATTTATTTTCAATTAGGGGTTGTATTTTTTTTCTACCTGATTTATTTAGGGCAAATGTTTTCAGAAAAGGATATTAAAATTATCTAATTTAATTCGGGCGTATCGCCCCATTGGAGCCTAACAAGGCGAACTTAAAAAATGTTGTTCTGACACTACTTCATTCCAACCCGTTCTAATGGCCTAGTCTGTTAGATAAATCGGGCAGATGAAAATAAACACAAGGTGGTAGCAGGTAAGACGGGGCAACAAACGGGTAACTCTCAGGAGTTGAAAAAGCCCCGTTCTCAACCAAGTCAGCTAATGGTTTTTAGCTCAATAATGTCTGGCGGGAATGTAATTCGATTTTATCGTTGTTCCAATGCTAGGATACGGATGGCGGTTTAATAATCCAATATCTAACACTAGCAACATAAGCGGGTAAAACATGAACGGCTAAAAATACCGACTGGCGTTCACAAGGTGATCGGGTGGTTTTCCAATGTTTCCAAAAAACATGGCGCATAGTGGTCAGCGATAGATCACGACAATCCCTAGCCAAGCAATTAAGTAATTAACAGTCTAGCTAATAACTAGGCTATATTTGCTGTGTTTGTTAATGAAAACGGTTACTGGCGTATGCCATAGGGGTTTTTATGTTTATTGTGATAACAAGCCAAACAATATGAAATGATAGCCAACGGGCAAAGGATAACATCCAAACATTGCATTTCATGTTTGGCTTGCTATTGCGTTCATATCTAATTGATTAGAAATAATTGATTAGATATGGGCGCAATTGTGCGTTCATAAATACGTAACTTTAACTTTAACATAGGATACTTAAAAAACTAGAATCATGAAGACATTATTCACAAACAAACAACTGACAAATAAAATTTCTGGTGCTAAAAAATCTAATCAAACCCGTCGGGATGATTATCAACTATATTTGGTTGATTGTGTTATACGCACCTATACAAACGGTGATACTAATTACTTGATCCGCTTGGTAGATAGCATGGGTAGCGGTATGGCAAAAAATAAAATGCTTATGACTATCCAACAATTTACTAATGTAAAAAAATCAGAAGCTAAAAAAGGGACTAATAACTTTTTCGTTTCCAATGGTAAGCGGTACGTTTTCACCTGCAAATCTTGGAAAAAACAAGATATTGCAAAGATAATTAAAAAGCTTCGCATCATAAAATGGTATGAAGTAACACCAAATAAATCAGAGGAAAAACCCTCAGTTTGGAACTGCGAGACTGAACCATTCAAAGATGTAGAAAAGTATTATATTAATACTTTCACCCGTAAATCTAAAAATGATAGTGTTACTATTACAGGCGACCAAAAAATAATGGAAGCCAGAATTGCTATGATTTCAGAACTAGTTAACAGTGAAAAATTCCTTACTGTTACTGGATAATTGTGGCTATAAATTAGGGGATTATCTCTGATAGTCCCTCTTTTTATACCCATAACTGAAACTGAAAAGGAAAAACTACCATGAATAAACTAGAAAAAGTATTGCCGATAATCTGTGCTATACTTGGGACAATAGCGGTATATGTTTCATTGGAAAGTATAGTAGGTGAATTAGGATGGATTGATCCGATCACGCTTGTAGCGGGTAGTCAATTTATTGCAATGTCAATTCGATCAGTGTTTAAATGATAGGAATAATACTAGCCTCAATCTATTTAATTGCGTCATTTGTGTGCCTGTGCATAGTTGCATGGGCATACTTCACTTTGAAAAGGAAATAAAACCATGTTTGTAACCAACGCAGAACGTAGGCGATACCTAGCTTTTGAACTTAGGCGTGTGTCTAAGGTGTTAGGTATTGACAATGGTGAATGGGATAGATATGTAGAGTATATTATGGATACAGATAAACCACCTAAAAGATTTTTAATATGGGTGTTGGATGATGCTGGTTTAGATTTACCACTATCTTAGATAAGGAAAAATTATCATGTCAAACTATAAACTCATAGGCGTTGGAAACAATGCCAAGACTGTTAAAGGTGATGGATCAGAATACTTAACCGCTATTCTGTATCTTGCACCTGCCGATCTAGCATTAGGTTATATTCTAGATGGGTCAAAGCTTATCAAGCTAGACTTTACAGATGAATTGTACTGTTCAACTGCTATCAATCTTTGCCCAATGGCAGAGACAGCAGGGTGCAAGCCAGGGTGTCTTAATAGTGCGGGACGGGGTGTCATGAATACGGTACAAAATGCCCGTATACGTAAGGCGGTTATGCTGAGGGATACACCGGAACTATTCTTTGATCTGTTAAGAACTGATCTAGATAAATTCCAGAAGTATTGTCAGAAGCGTGATATACAGCCAGTTGTCAGACTTAACGGTACATCTGACCGTAATTGGAAAGATGTAATCCTAGATTATCCTGATATCCAATTCTATGATTATAGTAAGGTATATAATCGTGTTAAAAAGAATTGGCCCACCAACTATCACCTTACCTTGTCTTATTCAGAAGCTAATGATGAATACAGGGACAAGGTGGTAGAGTATGCCAATAACTATAACACTAATCTGGCTGTGGTATTCAGAGATAAAAACAGGATACCTGATACATTCTTAGGCCGTCCCGTGATTAATGGGGACGCAGATGACCTGCGTTTTCTTGATCCAGAGGGTGTAGTAGTTGCGCTATATGCCAAGGGTAAGGCAAAGCATGATCAATCTGGTTTTGTAATTGACTAAAGGAGAGTAAACGTGAACGGTACAACTAAAAGCTTCGAGGAAGCTTACGAAGAACTAAAGAAAAGAGACGACCAAAAGGAAAGTAGGTAATGGTAGACTATATTATAAAAGAATATTGTGATTGTGAAATGGGCATAAGGGAACATGGCCCTTGGCCTTCAGCTAAAATGTTAGAATGTCAGGATTGTGATGGTAAAGGTATTCATATCTATGAAGACTGGGGTCATGATATGGAAGACATTGCAAGCAATTACCCCAAAGCTTTTTTAATTGAGGAGATTAATTAATGGAACATACAATAGTAGCTTCAAAAATTCTTGTCCAATGGGATGATAACTCGGAGATGGAAACCGTCTATTACGATATGCCTGACGATTTAGCGCAGTTGTTTGACCAATGGCTATCAAGCATCGAAGACAAAAGAAATGATAAATAAATTATTTTATACCTTGATCTTTACGTGCATCATTGGTATAATATTATCAATAATAGTATCTATTAATCATTTAATATTATGGTAAGGAGATAACAATGAGCCATTTATTAAACGACCAAGCCAAAGAGAATTGGTTTGAAGAAGCACTTGACATGGGTCTATCTAACTTTGACGCAGAGGATTACGTTGATTGGATGATGGACAATGAAGGTCTAGGTGATCTTCACTCTTATATCTATAACTATATGAGAAGTAAAAGAGTAAGATATTGGAGTATAGATTAATGAATACTATAATATTACTTTACCAGAAATCTCTTGACAGATTGAAAGGTTATTCTGAAAGAGGTAGTATAATTAATATCAAGACGTAACTCAGAAGGTTTTTTAAGACGTAACTAAGGGGTTTTTATATGAAAATAATATCAATAGCTTTAATAGTATTACTAAGTGCCTGTTCGTCTGGGTGGGAATCTGCCCACAAAAACGGTAAGGCAGAGTATGTTTGGGTAGGCTGTCATGTAGTGACAGAAACCCCAGTCAATGGTGCATATGCGATTGCTTTATTTGGAAGTGACCTGACTGTTGGAAATTACTTTCACTTCAAACAGGTAGGCCATGACGGTAAAGCAGGAGAGGTTGTAACTGGTGAGCCTTGTGAGTAACATAGATAAAAATTATATTAAAGTAGATATAAAAAATATCTATGAATTAATAGGTATGTGTGAATACTTTAATCACATTACCATTTTTTACTCATCACTTAATTCCAGTTCAAGTGGTAGTGGTAAAGAGATTTTAATGACAGGTATTAAAGGTAAGTTGTTGGAATTATTAACCACTCATTCCGAAACTGAAGGAGAAGGCCAATGATAGACGATGTTGAACTTCAAGAAAAAATAGAAGACGCACTGTGCAAGCATGATGAATTTGTAACGTTGCGTAAAGAGATATTACAACTTGAGATGCGTGTAAGAGCGTTGGAATGGGACCAAGTAATTGAAGGAGAAAGCGAATGAACATGGACATTCACAGAGTATCTGACATACAAGTTAAGCGTAATGAGTTTGAAACTTTTCAAACTGTTAGTGTATCAGTCTTCACCAAAGATGGTGAGGAACATAAGCTAACCTTATTCACTGACAATAAGCTGGAGTTAGAGGAGAACAATGATTAACTTTGTCACATGGCAGTCTGAGTTTGATACCTTTGATATCATCTGGGACCGTGACAAAAGCATTAGGTGTGTGGGTCTTAGGGTAGGAGAGTATATGTCTTTCCAAAACCATGAGACTCTCACACTTGGTGATGCTTTTGATGTGGCCGAAGAGGTCTTGACTATTTTAAAGGAGTATGTGCATGACGAAATCACAAAGGCGTATAGCAAGGAGACGAAGCACCTCTGCTAAGTCTTTGGAACTAAAGCAATATCAACAGAAGATTATGCCTAATAAAAAGAAAGATATTATTCCTGATATAGACTTTCAAGATGACCAAGATTGTGGTATAATAGAAGATAACATGAAAGGAGAAAGCCAATGAACGTGCCTGAGTTTAACACATACGAAGATGTAAAAAAGTTTTTACATACTGGTGGTGATGCATGGTACTACTCTATGGTAGAGGAGTACATGGATATGATAGCAGGTGATATTATTCTTGATGAGGAGTTCGATGTTGAAGAACTTAATGGATGGATTGAAAATGAACTCACTAGCGTACAGAGAGGCTATGAAGATTATGTTGATAATCAACGATATTGATGCAGTAGAAAATGCAATGGAGATACTAAGTAAAATACAACTAAATGGAGAAGTAAAACTAAAAGAGTGTGAAGAAATACCAGAAACTATTAACCAACTTAATGAACTATTAACTGAACTCCAAAGAAGGAATGACTAATGTTTGACCATACAAAGATTGACTTTAAAGTAGAGAAGTTTCCCCTCATCCAAAGCTATGAGGATTACGAGGGCTTTAGCACTCAAGACAAAGTGCCATCTGATATTGGTGTAGGTCTACGCCGTAAGGATACTAAGCAGGTTCTTGGCATTGTGTCAGAGGACTATGCTATCACACAGTACGATGAGATTGTGAACGGTGTAGAGCAAGCACTTGCATTAGCACAGATAGACACCACAGATGCAGAGTTTACCACAAAGGTACATGATGGTGGTGCTAAACTGGAACTACGTGCCAAGTTCCCTGCCCATGCCATGTCTATGAGGGATGGGTCAGATGTTGTTGAACCTGAGTTCTGCTTTCGTAGCAGTCACAACAGGACATGGGCTAACAACGGTATGATGGGACTGTGGAGACACAGTTGTTTCAATACCCTGGTCAGTGGTGACAAGCTGGCCTATGTCTATGGTAGGCACACCAAGAACTTCAATGTCCCTGCCTTTGCCTCTAAGATACAGAGGGCTGGTGAGTTTATCTCTGGCACTGGACTGGATCGTATGCGTGACTGGTATGATACTACCATCACTCGTGATGAAGCCATCAATCTATTTACCAAAACGCTGGCTGTACGTACCAACAATGTGACACGTAAGAAAGAACACAATAAGGTAATGCTATCTAACCTTATGAAAATCTTTGACGAAGAGAACCGTCACTTGCATGGTAAGGGGCTGTATGAATCGTATGGTGAGCGTGATAACGGTACGCTCTGGTCAGCATACAATTCTGCTACATACTGGTCTTCGCATCCCAACAGCAAGCGTGGTGCAGACCATAACGTCAAGGTTAACCGTGAGGATCGTGTTCGCAAGATGTTGCACTCTAATGAGTGGACTGATCTTGAAAACAAGAACATGGCTACTGAATTTAGTTTCGCTAGGTTTCTGGCGGCATGAACTGCTGGCACTGCAAGACAGATTTGGTCTGGGGTGGTGATCATGATATAGAAGACGAGAACTATAGCATGGTCACTAACCTAAGTTGTCCTAAATGTGAGAGCTTAGTGGAAGTCTACTATCCAAAGGAGAAAGAAGATGAAGAAGAGTAACGGGTGGGCTTGGATTTACGGTGATGAGTGTGATTTTTTATGGGAACACTTCGGATTCATTATGACAGATAGAGATCCCAAAGACAGAATAAAAGTAAAACTTATTAGCTATGAGACTGCTGAAGAACAAGAAGCAGAGGGAAATGAACTTGTTGCTTAACTAATAGAGAGATGTTGTGAAGGGAACCTACACTGTAGGTGAGTGATCATACCTCATGCAACAAAGGCTTTATCTTTCGACTCTACGTAGAGGCTGGTAGGGGCAACATCTCTCTTACTTTTTATAGGAAATAACATGGCAAAGAAAACACAGAACGCATTTGATCCATCACTCAATAGAGTTAAGAAGCGCACATCTATTGGGAATAGTGTAAGATCAAAGCCTAATAACAAACATAAACGTGCGTCATTCAAACGATATAGGGGGCAAGGGAAATGATAGTACTTCTAGATATACTAATTTTACTTCTGGTATTTTGATGTCATATATTATTACACAGTCAGATTGTAATATGATAGTAGACCTCAAAGAAATAGATGTTATGGTAGATGAAGTATCCGAAAAAATGAAAATGTTTTCTTCTCTTCAAGAAGCAGAGTTATACTTAATCAATGACGGCATCTATCCACAGAGTGGAGTCTTTCCATTTAACATCAGGATACAGAGGGTTCAATGAAGTTATTATGTACATTTATTTTATCATTACTATTTTTACACTTACATGGTAAGCAAGTTAGCGCAGAAGAGAAAGAGATAGCCTGTCTAGCAGAAGCGGTGTACTTTGAGGCACGGTCTGAAACTCTACTGTCTCAGCTAGGTGTGGCTATTGTTGTATTAAATAGGGCTAGTCTAAATGACTATCCATCCAATCTCTGTGATGTAGTACATCAAAGTAAATTATGGAAGGGTAATCCAATACGAAACAAATGTATGTTTTCTTACTGGTGTGATGGTAAGCCAGAAAGAATAACAGATCATAATGCATATGAATTAAGTTTGTTTATATCTAAACTTGCCTTGAGTGGAGTAACAATAAAAAATATATATAATGCTACACACTACCATGCACAGTATGTTAAACCATTCTGGGCTACTAGTCCTAGATTTAAAAGGTTATACCAACTTGGTAGTCATATATTTTATCTTGACACTAAAGCTAAATAGGATTATAATTATGATGACTGAAAGAGAAAGATTACATTCTCATGTATTAAAACTAACCAGATTAGTTGATGAGAAAGAGAATGTAATTAAAAATTTAAGAAAAGAATTAGCACAGTACAAGAAGGACTATGCTAATCGCAACACTTGGGCAGAATATGAGGAGAACAATGTCTAAAAACTTTTGGCAACGTGACCGTAATACAATCTTTAAAGATTTAGTATCTCAATATGAAGAAGAAGGGTACAATAAAAAAGAAGCCAGAAAACTTGCAAAGCAGGAAGCAGATGAGGTTATGTTAGACAAGGAAGACTTTGTGTCTGACATATGGGAGAGCAGTTACGATGAAGGTTGATCTTGTAGATCACATGGGTACGGATCTTACTGTTGTTAATTCAGCGAGGGTTAGCTTTAATAAACAAAGTGATTGGAACTACTGGCGAGATAGAGAAGATGCTGACTTAGTTAAATCTTATATGAAAGACAAAGATAAAAAGCTAATTAGCTATCTAGCTAAACATAATCATTGGACACCCTTTGGTCACTGCTCTGCACAGTTCAGGATATCAGCCCCTATATTTGTAGCAAGACAGTTAGTTAAGCATCAGGTAGGTCTGGTGTGGAACGAAGTTAGTAGACGTTATGTCAGCGATTCGCCTAAGTTTTGGAGAGCCAGTGAGTGGCGAGAGGTGGCTGATGATAAGAAACAAGGATCATCTAATCAGGTGATAAAAGAAAATGATACCATATCCTATGTATATAGAGAAACTATACGACATTGTACTGACACTTATAATCTTATGTTAGATAAAGGTGTATGTCCAGAGCAAGCAAGGACGATCCTACCTCAGTCACTCTACACAGAGTGGTACTGGTCTGGTACACTATCTGCATTTGCTAGAGTATGTAATCTAAGAATGAGCGAAGACTCTCAGAAAGAAACAAGAGAGGTAGCACAGCTTATCTCTAATGAAATGAATGAACTGTTTCCTATATCATGGAAGGTATTGACTAATGAAAATTAAAGAAACTGATGAGATTAAAAAAAGAATTAAAAAACAATACGATAGTCAAGAAATAGGTGTGACTACAGCCTTGCTACAGTTAAAGGAAGAAGTGTATAGAGGAAACATGGATGCGGCTTATGCGGAGTTACGAAAATGGAATTAAAAAATAAATGGAGAGTAATACTACATAAAGAAATAGGTCATGTAGAAATTGCTTCATTTAAAACAAGAAGAGAAGCAGAAGATTTTCTTCTTAATAGAAAAGAATTAACGCATCACTTGACAGGTAAAGATAATGTTTATACTTTGGAGTATATTCAATGAGAATTATAGCTGGTCCCTGTCAGATTGAAGATATAGATCAGGGTGTAAGAATAGCGGAACACTGTAGTAAAATATGTAATGGTCTAGGGTATGACTATTATTTCAAGGCATCCTTTGATAAAGCCAACAGATCACATGCAAGTGGGGAGCGTGGCATGGGTTTTGTATTAGGAACCAGTGCTATACAAACCGTATCTGAAGTAGCCAAAGTTAAAACTTGTGTAGACTTCCATGATATACGACAAATAAAAACTATATTCAAATGGGGCAAAACCCCTGACATCATACAGATACCAGCTTTTTTATGCAGACAGACTGACTTAATAAAAGAAGCAATGATTACTGGTGCGATTGTTAATATAAAGAAGGGTCAGTTCCTTGCACCGTGGGATGTATCAGGTATCTTATCAAAGACAGGTATGGAAAATGTCATGATCACAGAACGTGGGTCATGTTTTGGATATAATAATCTGGTAGTTGACTTTACTGGATTAGTTTATATGATAAAAGAATATCAACATGGGCATGGTGTGCCTATTGTTTTTGATGGTACACATAGTGTACAAAAACCAGGAGGGTTGGGACAGTCTTCTGGTGGTAATAGAATGTATGTCCCCTATATGCTACGTGCCGCCGCAGCAGTGGGTGTAGAAAACTTTTTTATGGAGGTGCATGAAGACCCAGACAGATCACCAAGTGACGGCCCTAATATATTACACCTTAAAGACTTTGAACATGTATTAAAATCTATTAAACAAATCCAGCATACCATTTAGGTATAAAGGAAGGGGCGAATATGAATCAACATTTTACTGATAGTAAGTTCATAAAACATATGGCCTGTGAGAACTGTGGATCAAGCGATGCCAACAGCCTCTATGATGATGGTCATACGTATTGTTTTAGTTGTCACATAACTGTAGGAGCGAACCAAGATATGCAAACAGAACAGGTAGTACCTATTAACCGTAACCCTAAAACTAATTATACTATATCAGCAATAGACGACCGAAAAATTACACAAGAAACATGTAAAAAGTATAATGTTATGGTAGCTAAATCTGGCTCCATGATTACTGAACATCAATATAAATATTATGATAAGGATGGTGGTCAGGTTGCATGTAAGTATCGGCGTACCAGTGACAAAGAGTTCTGGTCAGAGGGTCAGCTATCTCAGGCTGGTTTGTTTGGACAGAATGTATTCAATCAAGGTGGTAAGTACATAACAGTATGTGAGGGTGAGCTTGATGCTATGAGTGCATACGAGTTGCTTGGTTCCAAGTGGCCTGTTGTATCTATCAAGAACGGTGCAGCATCTGCCCTCAAGAACTGCAAGCAATCCTTTGACTACCTCAATAAGTTTGATACCGTGGTTGTATGCTTTGACAACGACGAGCAAGGTAAACTAGCAGAGCAACAGGTCGCACAGTTGTTTGAACCTAACAAGTGTAAGATCGTGAGCCTTGATCTCAAGGATGCTAATGAGTATCTCAAGACAGGACAGCGTGAGAAGTTTGTACAGTCATGGTGGAACGCACGTACCTACACACCAGCAGGTATTATAAACCTAGCTGACCTTGGCTCTTCTCTATACGACGAGAAGATCAACGAGACTTGTCACTATCCCTGGCCTAAGATGAATGAGAAGACCTACGGTATGCGTACTGGTGAGCTTGTGACGTTCACCTCTGGTGCAGGTATGGGTAAGTCCAGTATCATGCGTGAGCTTATGCATCATATCATGCAGAATACAGAAGCTAACATTGGTGTTCTTGCTCTTGAAGAAAGCACAAAGAATACTGCCTTCAATATCATGAGTGTTGAGGCTAACGCTAGGCTGTACATCAAAGAGATACGTGAGCAGTATACACCAGAGCAACTCAAGGTATGGCAAGATGCTACGCTTGGTAGCGGCAGGTTCTTTGCCTTCGATCACTTTGGTAGCATTGAGAACGATGAGATACTGGATCGTGTACGCTACATGGCAAAGGCACTTGACTGTAAGTGGGTTATCCTTGATCACTTATCTATCCTTGTATCAGGTCAAGAGGACAACGGCGATGAGCGTAAGTCTATTGACATACTAATGACCAAGCTACGATCACTGGTTGAGGAGACTAACATAGGCTTGCTACTTGTTAGCCATCTACGTAGACCTGGGGGTGATCGTGGTCATGAGGATGGCCGTGAGGTATCACTCTCGCACCTACGTGGCTCTGCATCTATCGCACACCTATCTGATGCAGTCATTGGACTGGAGCGTAACCAACAAGCAGAGGATGACGTAGAAGCTAACACTACCACGGTACGTATACTCAAGAACAGATACACTGGTGAGACAGGTGTATCATGTTACCTACACTATGACCGTGACACTGGTCGTATGACACAGGTAGACAACCCATTCATGGAGGATGACAATGAGTAGTGTCGTCAAACATAGGATTGGTTTACAAGCAAAGCTAAAAGCTATGGAATATTTTGTATCAAAAGGATATTATATTTTTGATGAGACAAATCAAGGACCAGTAGATTTTATAGCTATGAATATGGAAGGTGATGTTCAATTTATAGAATGTAAATCATTGGCAAAACGTAGTGATGGTTCTAAAATTCACAGAATCCTTTCTTCTAAACAAAAAGAATTAAACAACAATCTTGAAAAAAATAACTATCCAAAAATAAAAATATTCTATAGCGATGTAGGAGAAAATTAATGTCTAAGATAAAGGTAACAAAAGAACAAGTAGATTTTATTTTTAGTTGGTCAGATATGCGAACAGCTTGTTATCACCAAGGATTTAATTGGATTTTTGATGATGATGATTATTATAAAGAATACAATGCTGGTGTTGATGAGTACGGTAGTCCTATTCCTGGTTATTGGTTGCCTCATGATCATATTAAATCATGGATGTGGGACGCTGTGGAACACTGGAATCGTGGGCTTAGAGAGGTTCCAGATTTACCATCTGGAAGCACCACTTACAGCAATTGTACACTATATAAAGACTGTTCTATGTGTGATGGTGATGGAGAATTTGAATCAGGAGGATGGTGTGCAATATGTCAGGGAGAGGGTAGGACATTAAAACCTAAAAACGAAATTAAACAATATGTTAATAAGTGGATACAGTTAAAATCACAAGGCTACAAGAAAGAGATAATGTAATGCAAACAGTTAAAAAGAAATTTGACAAGGCTCTCTATGATGTTGCTGACAAGAAAGCCAAAGAGGTTATGATTAAATGGCTTGAGAAAAATACAAACTCAACAGATATTAATATGAAAGAAGATACTTATTTTGATATTACATGTAGTATAAATCCTGATCTACCACGACACTTCTATGAGGTGGAGATAAAATATTCTTGGAAAGGTGACTGGCCTAGATCATGGAAAGATATACGTATACCATACAGAAAGAAAAGACTTCTTGACAAATGGAAGAAAGATAATTATAATGATCTACTAACATTTGTTGTCTTCAGAGAAGACTGTAAACAAGCATGGTTCTTTGATGGGGATTCTGTTCTTAACTCTGAAGTTAAAGAAGTATCTAATCGTAACATTCAAAAAGGTGAGAGGTTCTTTCACCTTCAAACTAAAGATGGATATATAGTGGACATAGAAATATGATGTATGAATATACATTAACTGATCTGGAACAAAAACTTTGTACAGAAGGTTCAGAGATGCGCTACAATGTAGCACGTACATCAGGAGTTAGTAATGGAAAGATTGGACCGCAAAGTAATAAAGAAACTGATCTTCTAGGATTAGGAGGTGAGCTTGCTACAGCTAGGTGGTTAAATGTTTATCCAGATTTAACTATATATGCTAGGCAGGGTGGAGTTGATTTAGTAAGTCACTCAGGTATTAATATAGATGTTAAAACTACAAAATATAAAACAGGTATGTTACTTGCAAAAATAAACACATCTTATAAAGATATAGATGCTTTTGTTTTAGTAACCACAGACTATCCTAAGTTTACTATCAGAGGATGGGCAACTAAAGATGAGCTTATAAATCCTAAAAATATAGTAAATTTAGGTCATGGTGATGGTTATGGATTAAAACAAGATCAATTAAGAAAAGAAAATATTTGAAAGAAATATTATGGAAGCAATTGTAGACATTGAGACTGATGACTTAGATGCAAGCATCATACATTGCATCGTAGCTAAACACTATCAAACAGGAGAGATGCGTCAGTGGATTGGTGATCAATGTAAAGAGTTTGGTGAGTGGTCAAAGCGTATATCAAAGTTCATTATGCACAATGGTATTAGCTTTGATGCTCCCATTCTTAACAGGCTGACAGGCTCTGCTATTGCACCTGCACAGGTACGTGACACTCTTATTGAGTCACAGCTATTCAATCCTGTACGTGATGGCGGTCACTCACTACAGTCATGGGGAGAACGCTTTGGATTTCCAAAGATAGACTACCATGACTTTGAGTACTACACACCTGAGATGTTAGAGTACTGTAAGCGAGACGTTGACCTTACCCATAAGGTAGCACAGAAACTAGAAGAAGAAAGCAAAGGTTTCTCTGATGCCTGTTATAATCTTGAGCGTAACATTAGAATTATATTAGACAAGCAGCAACGTAATGGTTTTGCTTTTGATCTTAAAGAGGCACAGATACTTCTAGCCCAACTTGAAGACGAACAACACCAGTTAGAGAGCGATGCTGAGAAAGAGTTTGAACCTACGATTATAGAACTAAAGACCAAGACAAAAGAGATACCATTCAATATAGCAAGTCGTAAGCAAATAGCTGAACGTCTGATGGATCGTGGATGGAAACCACAAAGATTGACAGAGAAAGGTAACGTCATTGTTAGTGAGGAAATCTTAGCTAAAATAAACATGCCAGAGGCACAGATGTTTAGTCGCTACTTTCTTCTTCAAAAAAGAACTGGTCTTCTCAAGTCATGGATACAGGAGTGCGATGAAGACCTACGTGTACGTGGCAGGGTTCTTACTCTACGCACAATCACTGGACGCATGGCACATAACAGTCCTAACATGGCACAAGTACCAGCCGTGTATAGTCCCTACGGTAAAGAATGTCGTCGCCTGTGGACAGTATCTAATCCAGAGACACACAATCTTGTAGGTACTGATGCCTCTGGTCTTGAGCTTAGATGTCTTGCACATTACATGAATGACGCTGCTTTTACACAAGAGGTTCTTACTGGTGATGTACACACTGCCAACCAACAAGCAGCAGGGCTGAAGACCAGAGATCAAGCAAAGACTTTTATCTATGCTTTTCTTTATGGTGCAGGTCCAGCCAAGATTGGTAAAGTTGTTGGTGGTTCTGCTCATGATGGACAAAAGCTTATATGGAAATTTTTAAAGAACATGCCAGCCCTCAAGAAGCTACGTTCTAATGTACAGGAGGCTGCACAGTCTGGTAGTATTCCAGGTCTTGATGGTAGAAGACTACACATTAGATCAGAACATGCTGCACTAAACACACTGTTGCAGGGTGCTGGTGCTATTGTGTGTAAGCAGTGGCTTGTAGAGATGAACAATAGGATACGTAAGACTGGGCTTGATGCTAGGCTTGTAGCCTCAGTACACGATGAGTATCAGTTTGAGGTAGCCAAGCCTGATGTTAAACGCTTTACACAGATTACTAAAGATGCTATGTACCATACACAGAAAACATTTAACTTTAGGTGTGAGCTTGACTCTGATTATAAAGTTGGAAATAATTGGGCAGAAACACATTAAAGTACTTGACACTAGCACATTACCTGTGCTATAATTCGTTTTGTTGTTAGTAGTAGACAACGAAAACTTGGGAATGATCCCACACAGTGCCGCAATGGTGCGGATTTTAAAGGAGAAATAGAATATGAATGATCCCGTTTACATTACTGGTAAGTGCCACTATGCTTCCATCACTGAGCCGAACACCAAGTTCGATCCAGTATGGTCAATACAAGTAGAGATTAATGATGACAACCGTGAGGTTGTTGAGAAGTCTGGTTTAAAAGTTGCTAATAAAGGAGATGAACGAGGAGACTTTGTAACTATCAAACGTAAGGTTCACCGCAAAGATGGTACGCAACGTAATGCACCGATTGTAATGGACTCACAGAATAATCGTTGGAATAACGACAAGAAGATTGCTAACGGTAGTACCGTTAATGTAAAGGCAATCCCCTACGAATGGGACTATGCTGGAAAGTCAGGAATATCCGCTGACCTTGCTGCTATACAGATTGTAGATTTCATTGAGTACGCTGGAAATCAGCAGGACTTCGCCCCCGTAGATGGTGGATACGTCCAAGAGACTGATGCAGTTCCATTTTAATTTAACGTAGGAGATAGAGAGGGGAATAGTTATCAGGCTGTTCCCCTCTTTTTTATCACATGAAAAATATTAACACATTAGTTGAAGACATCTACAATCTCTTTAATCTTTGTGCTATTGATATGTCTGAAGAAGAAGTTGATAAGTATGTCGAAGAGTTTGGAGAGATGGTTAAGTTACATACTAAAAAATTCTTATACGACGAAGAGCCTGTAGATAAAAAGTTAAGGCTGTCACAAATAGGTAAACCAGATAGGCAGCTATGGTATAATATTAATTCAGATAAAGAACGTGCATCCCTTACATCAAGCACACGCATAAAGTTTTTATATGG